TATGTGGTAAAGGTGGATGCACACTCCAACTCGCCCATCTTCATGGAAGACATGCGCCAGCTTGCTTTCAATCTGTTCAAAGCCCAAGTCATTGACAAGGAATCCTTGCTTGACTTGCTGGAGCCGCCGATGAAACAATTGCTCAAAGACAGACTGAAGAAGATGGAGCAGAAGCAACAGGCTCAACCTGCTGCACCTCCTCCCAAGGCAGAGGGTAAACCAGATTTAAAGCAGGTAGGATAATGGCTACACAAGCAATCGTGCCACCCAAAGCTGACCAGCCTCGGGCGAACACAGAGCAACTGAAAAGAGGGGAATCGTCCCCCAGCTTGACATATCGCCAAACTGGGGTTAAAAACTACACCGGGCGTAGTCAACGGGACTATTCTCGGAAAAGCTAACCAGGAGCTATGATGTACAAATCGCACAAGCGCGGTCGCAAGACTCGCCGGTAAAAGTTCCGCAAGGAAAAAGGGTATGGCTGCTTCCCCTGTGAAGTAAGTGGCCGCCTGAACCAAGGAGCGCATCATGCGTAAAGGTCGTAAGGGTCGTAAAGGCCGCAAGTAATCCGCAAGGATTTGTCTTTGGGAAGCAGACATAAAATGCTTCCCACCTATTGACAAGCGGTTTGTAAGTGGTTACAAACGGCGCACAAGGAGTTTTTATGGCAGTACCAACAGATAAGTTGATGGAATTGATGCGAGGCAGTCGTTCTGCCGCTGCACCTGCTCCCGTCCCCGCACCTGATGCTATGCCTGTCGGCGCAATCTCTGACGCTGAAACTCCCCCAATGGCCTCCCCCATGTCTACGCCTGAACCAAAGATGGGTTCAAAAGAGGCGGCAATGATTAACGTGGGCATGGCAATGGACTTGCTAGAGCAGTCTCTCCCAGCCTTGGGTTCCGAATCTGAAGAAGGCCAGAAAGCTCTGGCAGCTATTCGCTCCCTCACCGGGTTGATGGGGCCACGGAAAAACAAAACAAACGAACTCCAGCAATCTGAAATTTTGCAGATGCTGCAAACATTACCCCAGGCAGGTGGCGCAACGCCTGAAGGTAAGGCAATGCAAGCAGCGCCGATTCCCGGTATGCCTCCTCCTGGCGGCGCACCAACTCCACCCCCAATGTAAGGAAACAACATGGACTTGTTCAAGCCCCGTGGCGCAGCCGCACCCCGCCGTCCTACTGACAACAATCAGCAGCACGGTGTTATCACCAACACTCCCCGTTTCTCACAGCTCGGCGGCTTGTCCGCTCCGAACAAAGTCGGCAAGGCTGGCATGGCTGTGCAGAAACCTGCTGATGGCAAAAAAGTCATCTAAACGTATAAAGAGGGTAAACCATGTCACTTGAAAACATCACATCAGATGCTCGGGATGAGTTAGCGGCCTTGGCCCAACAACTCGCTGAGAATCCCGCCACTCGCAAAGAGTTTCTGCGTATGACCAAAAAGGTCAAACCAGACCTCCCCATTCCCGAACTTGACATTGAAGACTACACGAACAGAGTTGTAACCAAGTCTGAAGAACGTGTGCAACAGTTGGAAGCCAAGTGGCGTGAGCGGGATGCGATGGATGAATTGCAAAAGCGCCGTCAGTCCTTGATGAAAAAAGGATTGATTGCTTCTGAAGATGAAGTCAGCGATGTGGAGAAAATCATGCTGGAGCAAGGTATCACCAACCATGAGACAGCAGCACAGTATCATACGTGGATGAAGCAAGCGGCAGTTCCGACTTCTTCTGGTTACAACCCCCAAGTCATTCAACAGTTTGATTTGAAGGGATACTGGAAGAATCCGACAACTGCTGCTCGTTCAGAAGCTATGAAAGCACTCAATGACCTGCGCAAACCACAGCGCCCCATTGGGTTGTAAAGAGGGTATTTTTTTCTAAGGAGGCCTTATGGCTATTGGCGGCGGCATCCTACCAGCAACAGGGTCAAGTCAATTCACTGAACTGACCTACGTTACTCGTAGAGCCTTTATCCCCAAGCTGGTTGTCCAGCTTTACAACTCGACACCCCTAATGGCGGCTCTGATTGCCAACAGTCAGCAAGCCTCCGGCGGTGTGTCTTCCGTAACCGTGCCCGTGCAGGGCGCTCAGTTTGTGAATGCTCAGTGGTCTGACTACTCTGGCTCTTTTGCCCAGCCGTCAGTTCAGCAGGGTGCTTACAACGCTGAGTTTGACCTCAAGCTGATGATTTCTCCCGTGCCGTTCCTCGGTATGGAAGGCGCTGTTCAGCAAGACGCAGCTATTATTCCGTTGATTGAAGCTCGTATGAACGATGCAACCAACGTGATGATGGATGCAATGGCAACGGCCTTGTACAACAACACTACCAACACTCAGCAGTTTATCGGTCTTCCTGCTGCCGTTAGCGCCACTGGCACTTATGGCAACATCAACCGCTCGACTTACACCTGGTGGCAGTCCAAAGCCTACGCTGCGGGTTCTGTGAACCCAACCCGTCAAAACATCCTGCAATACATTTCTGGCACTGTGAAAAACGGCGCTGAAATGCCTAGCTTTGGTGTTTGCGGTTTTGGCACTTGGACTTTGCTGGCTCAAGACTATGTTGGTCAAGAACAGTATGTCATCACCCCAGGCTCCGGCTTTGATGGCGACAACAACGGCCCCCAGGCAGCATTCCGTGCCCTGATGGTTGCTGGTGTTCCCATTTATCCTGACCCCTACTGCCCAGAAGGTACGGTTTACTTCCTGAACACCAATTACCTGTCGCTCTACATCCATGAGCAAGGTTCGTTTGTGTTTACTGGATTTGAATCCACCCTCCCGAACTGGCAGATTGGTTATGTTGGTGCGGTTTTGATGATTGCCGAATTGGTAAACGTCAAACCCAAGTCGATGACCGTGGTGTCTGGTTACAACTACCTCTCACTGTAAGGAGTCATCATGTCTCTATCAACTAACAAAATCATCCTGGCTGGTGCAACCACCAACTCCGCTGGTGCATATTTCAGCAATACCACTGTTACAGCAACCAATGCTGGCGCAGTGATTCCTGCTGGTGTGTATGTGATGTTCCCAGCCGCTAACGTGATTGTTACTGCAAACAACGGTTCTACCATCGCAACAGTTCTCGCCAACAACACTGGTGGCGTGATTCTGTCTGATGGTGTAAACGTGTTTGCCCAGTCTACGGTCGCTGGTAACGGTACTGTTACTCTGTTGGCTACCAATGGTGGTATCAACGTCAGCAGCACCTACGCATCATAAGGAATCGGCATGAACTCGAACCATGTAGGCTCCCTATACCCTGACCAGTTTGGAAACATTGTCATTGGCTCATTAGCTGTCCCAGTCGGACTGGGTTCAACTGGTAATGCTGTCGCAACTATTCCAACTATCGGTACAAGCTACATTGTTCGCCGTATCACCGTGGCAAATGCCAACGGCAGCGTAGCCGCCGCAAACGTAACTATCATCAATAGCTCTGATGGTAATCTTGCAAATGCGGTGTCTAATGCTGTCGTGCTGGCAAACATCACAGGAACAACCAAGTATCAGGATTTGGGATTGACGGCTAATACCTCAACCACCATCTATTCTGGTTCTTTGTTTCTTGTTGTGAACACGGCAGCCGCTGCTAACAACTCGGTTGACATTTCCGTTTACGGCGACATTGTGTCACTATGAGTGTTGTCTACGTAACCAATCGTTCTCCTGATAGGCTTGCAGTAATGTATGCTTATTCTGAGTTGGAATTCCCAGTTGGGAAGACTGTTGAAATACCTTTAGAGGCAGCTCAACATATTTTTGGTTACGGTAAAGACGATAAGGAGTCGTGTCTGGCCCATCTGGGCTGGATACGCCTTCACTCCGAATTGGAACAAGGAATGGAGAAGCTGTCTAAATTTGATATTCAGACAGAGGCTCCCCAACAGAACCGCTCGTTACCCTCGGCGGTTGGCGTAGTACCTCTGCGGCTTGAGAAAGCTGCCGGGGGAAAGGTCACCCAAAGGGCAGCTTAAAATGGAAGCCAAATGGCAACTCTCACTTCCTACATCTCGGAAGTCCGGCGGCTCTTGCATGATGCCAATGGTGTCTTCTGGTCAGACGCTGAACTAACGGACGATATTAACAGCGCCCGTGAGAGAGTAGCGAGAGATACCGGCTGTTTACGCACACTTCAAATTTCTAGCACACCCATATCTAGTACGGGTGTACCTGCAAGTATCTGGACTGCTGGAGCAACTGTCACTGCTGGACAGTTTGTTTTCAGCAATGTTTTTATTTACAAAGTTGTTGCTGGTGGCACGTTAGGGACTACGGCCCCTCCTTACCCTGCCGCTAACTACACATTCCCGCCCAGCACTCCTTTCACGGATGGCACGGCAACCCTGCAATACTCCGGCCCTGCTGAGATTATTCCGTATGGTATTTTGTCCACGGGCACAACCCTGGACATTCTGAACATC